TATTAATGGAAAAGGGTGAGATTGAATTATTCGACGACCCAAGAGTTAGACATAGCTTGAGAACAATGCAAATATCTTTCGAGAACGGAGTCGACAAGATATTCGGAACATATGACCACATTGCGGACGCAATAGCTTTTGCTGCACATTGCGCAAAAGACAAGACTTTAAATATTATGGCTTTCTGTTAGAGACATGGCATTTACAGGAATAACCGCAACGGAAGCAGAGATAGACCAGAAGTCAGGAGCGAACGTTTCTACAAGTTTTACAGACACAATGAAAACTCAAGCACTTCTTCAAGCGGAAAGTTTACTAAATGTTAGAACAAAATTTAATTGGAGTGATGCTTTCTTGACACTTGACGCAGACGTTAAATATTTTGTGACGCTGGTGACATCTTCAAAGGTCGCAATGGAAGCAATTAAATATGACATGGGAGATTTTAATTCGAGAGGAGAAGCAGTTGATATGATTAACATATTAGACGCAGACGTTAAGATGGGACTTCAAATATTAAAAGAGAGAGCGCAACAAACGTTCTCAGCAGGGGTATAATGGCACATGACTTCAAAAGATTCCCAGAACTCACAAACAACCAACTTCAATTTTACTACTGGGGAAGTCCTCATAGACAAATTACTGACGATTTTGTGGCGGAAGTTATTAAGGTTACGGATGGGGACACTATTCGTGTTCGTTGGGATGGAAGAAATTTTGATTTCCCTGTTAGACTGGCGGGCATCAACGCGCCAGAACTCAACAACGGGGGTCGTGAAAGTAAGGAGTGGTTGCGAAAAGAACTGGAAGGTGAAGAGGTGGAAATCTTGATAAACGAAAAAAATCGAGTCGGAAAATTTGGAAGACTAATCGGAACAATAATAATTGGTGGAATAAATATAAATCAAATGAGTAGAGACTTCGGTTTCTCGGAGGAGTTTTAATGGTAGGCAGTAATTTATTAAAATCAAACCCAGAGTTTATTTCTAGTTTTGATTTCATTGATATTTTAAGAGGAAATTCATATCTAACATTGAACGGCGGATATGCAAACAGAGAAGGCACAACTTATGAAAGTTACACAACGGGAGAGGACGCAAACTTAGACGCAGTAGCTGGAAACTGGGTAGCTCAAACATTTACAGTTGGAAATACAGGGGATAACGTAGACTTTTGGGTAACGCATGTGAAGTTAAAAATGTCAAACATAAGCACGTTCGATTTAGTGATTACCATTCAAGAAGTCGACGGAACAGGAAAACCAAACGGAACAATATTAGCACAAAAAACATTAACAGCAACAGAAATTAAAGGAGTCAATGACTGGGTAACTTTTAGCTTGGAAGATGGAGGAACAGCAAAACTAGAGGCAGGGACAAAATATGCAATAGTTCTTGACCCAAATGGCACAACGAGATTAAGAGTAGATGATTCAGCACCTACCTACACGGGGGGAAATATTTTAGAAAGTGGAAATGGGGGCGCAACATGGACGGCAGACACAGGCGCAGATTTGATGTTTGAAGTTATTGGTTCATTAAAAAATCCGTTAACTCTATTCACGCAATCATTTACGTCAGTTCCAAATTCTAATGCTATATTGATTGAGGCAAGCAGCACAGAATTATTCGCTGACAGAGGAAACCTAGACCTAGATTTAGAAATAAATAAAACAGCGACGGTAGAGGGATTGGCAATTATGGAAGTAAAAGGAGCACTTAGTGGGACTGATGTTTGGATGTATTATGTAAACGAAATATATCATGTAGATTCAGATGGAGTTGAGACACTACTGGGAACTGCTCAATCGACAACAGGATATCACGAAACATCTCTAACACTAGACACAACAACAGGCTTAGATCTAACAAGAAAAAGATTTAAAAGAGGTGAAATTCTAAGAATTAGAATAAACGCATACGCAAAATTAGAAGGATTCGGTTCAGGCTCTCCACCAATAACATTCACATGGTCGGATTTTAGGGCGTTAATACCGTTCAGGACATTTATGTAAAATGACAGAAAACTTAATAGGCTCAATGATTTCAAGCGATTTAACAAACGCAGTTAAAGATTTTAGCGTAGCGAGTGAGACAACAGATGCAGGAGGAGAGAAAACAAACATTTGGTATAATGATAATGCAGCGCAACAACTAGCTTATTATAAAAAAATTCCTGAATATAGAAGTGTTGTTGATGCCAAAGCAACGTGGACCGTAGGAAAAGGTTCTGAAGCAGACGAGATAACAACAATGCTACTAGACACGATTAAAGGTTTTGGTAAAGATACATTTAACACAATTTTAGAAAACTTGGCACGTTGTAAAGAAATTTATGGGGATTCTTTCGCTGAAATAATAAGAGACGACGAAGACAATTTAATTAACATTAAAATTTTAGATAACAGCGTCATGGGAATTGAAGCAGACGAAAGAGGTATTGTAATTAGTTACGAACAAAACGGAAAATTAAAAAATAAGAAAACTAAAACATTTACTCCTGATAAAATATTTCACTTATCAAGAAACAGAACTGCCGACGAAATACATGGAAATAGTTTATCAGAAGCTCTTGAATGGATAATTTTAGCAAAGAACGAAGTTATGAAAGATATGAGAACTCTTATGCACAGGCACGTAATTCCTCAATGGAAATTCAAACTAAAAACAGATGACCCAGACGAAATAGCAGCATATAAAGCGAAGATGGATGCGACCATTGGAAACGGAGAAAATGTTTACGAACCATTTGATGTTTCGGAAAGTGAATTAATTGCAGTCGCACCTAACGCAACACTTAACCCTATGGCATGGTTAGAATATTTAAACAATCAATTTTATCAAACTGCGGGGATTTCTCAAATAATACTAGGCGGAAGTGGAGAGTTCACCGAAGCAAGTGCTAAAATAGCATACCTTGCTTTTCAGCAGAATATAGAAGAAGAACAGCTATATATAGAGGAGAGTGTTTTAAATCAGTTGAATTTAGTTATTGAATTAACTTTCCCGGCTAGCTTAGAAAACGAATTACTTTCTGACAATAAAAAGGATGGAGCAGAAAGTGCAAACCCTCAAGCAATAAACCCAAGTGAAACAACGGCAGGTGAAGGACAATGATAGAAGACTATTTAATTCAATACGGGGTTTTAGGACTTTGGACAGCGTCGCTGTTAGGAGAAAGATTTATATTTCAGAGAGGTTTAACTAAATCAATAACAGATTTGACGGAGACAATAAATAAAAAACTATAATGGCAGACACAAAAGCGAATAGGGCTAAACTAAAAAAGAGAAGAACGGAACAAGGAGAGCAAACGGCAATTCCAAAAGGGAAATCGATATCTCCAGGAATAGTAAAAACTACAAGACCTGTTCAAACAGAAAGAAGATTTAGAGGCAAAGAACAAATAGGAGATACTAAGACAACTTTTAAAGAAGAATTTAAAAGCAAAGAGACAGGAGAAAGATTCACGGGGGGAAACGTCCCAACGGTCCCAAACTTCACACCACTAAAAGGATTAACGCAAGAAAATTTAACAGAACTGGGAGTCGAAAACCCAGAGACAATAGATTTAGAAAATTTACAACGTAGACAAGCGCTAGCGGAAACAGCTATAACAGAAGGAGCGGCAGATAGAGAAGCATTGCAGAAACGAGAAGAAGCGTTAAGTCCAACAGAATTATTTGTAAGAGATGAAGTCAACACAAAGTTACGTTCTATATTAGAATTTGCAGGAGCAGAATTTAAAGAAACGCAAGAAGGAGCGTTGAGATTAACAGCAAGGGGCGCAGCGGGATTATCGGCATCTGCATTAATTGCAGGATCGACAGCAGGCGCAGGACTATCCGCAGCAGTTGGAAAGACAGCAAGCCGAGCAGTAGTTGGAAAAGCAGTCTCAACGAAAGCAGCAGCTAAAGGTGCAGCCTATGCAACAAACGGAAAGAGTGTCGGATTAACAACTAGACTACTTCAAGGGTTGGGCTTATCTCTAGGAGCGGCAGGTATTGCAATAGGAGTCATCGGAACATATCCATTCTCACTATTCGCAAAAGAAGAAGCATTACAAGCAATATCTTTCCCAATGAACAGAGCACTAACTGCAGGGCAAACAGAAAATGCAAGAGCACTTCTAGATTTATCAAACGAGATGGTTAATGCAGAGCCAACGATAAAAGATAAGATCCCATACGCAAATGTTCAAAAGTCATTTTCTAACTACATTGATGCACAAAGAGAAGCGAATAAAGTTTGGGCAGATTTGATAGAAGAGAAGGAAACAACGTTAGAAGGAGGTGGAGAAGATGACGGAAGAGAATGAAGGTAAAGAAAAAAACGGAACAGCAGAGAACACTGGAGAGGGGGATAAGCCAACACAAACTGAACTCAATAAGCAGACAAACGAGGCTTCTGAAAGGTTGGAGAAAGCCAATGAGGACGCAGAAAGAATCAACGCAGAAACAAGACAGAGAATAGCTCTTGGCGGAACTAGTGATGCAGGAGGAGAGAAAACAACTCCTAAAGAAGAAACCCCAAAAGAATATAACGATAGAATCGAAAAGGAAACGTCCGAAGGTAAACATGGCGAATGAAGAAAAAGTCGACGAAACTTTTGAAATTATTTCTGAAAAGGAGAAACTCTGGAGAGATTATTTAATAACGTGCGAAACAAATTATATAAATTCAGAAGCAAGTATGATACAAAACAAAACTCTAATTGAATTAGCGAAGAAAGAAATTCAAATCGAAGCAGATAAAAACAAAAAGTAAGGACTTCGTCCATGCGTTTAGGGGAGGCGAGCCTCCCCACCCTTTATTTTTCTATTAACAAAACATTTAAATAGTTGGTTCATAGAAATTAGTTATGGAAGAAGAAGATAATAATAAAGAAGAGGATGAAGAATAATGGCAGATGAATGTATATTGAAGGTTGAAACAGAAATACCGGTTAATTTTACTTGTGCTACAGGCACTACTATTGAAAAAGGCGCAGTTTGTGCAATGACTGATAATATGGTTGCAGTTCTTTCTACTGGTGATACTGATATAGTTGCGGGTATTGCTCAATCGGAAAAGTTAGCAGCAGAGACTTCACAAAATAGTGTAGCAATTTATAGACGTGGAATATTTAGCG